TCGACTTGATGAGTTTGATCTGTGATTCGTCGAGATAGCCGATGGTGCGTTGCAGGCGCTCCATGCCCTTTGCGGGCGATGCGATGGCTTTGGCGAGGGTCTCGGTTGCGCTCACCAGATCGTTGCCGAGGAACGCGGCAAGATCGGCGCTGACTTTAAGCGTGCGTTGCAACTCAACCCCGGCGACATTACCGAACCGCAGAATGCTCGCGGTGGCGTTGCGAAACGCTTCATCGTCAAATTGCGTGGCGGCGGCCATGGAGTCGGCCAACTGATCCAACTGCGCGCGGGTGAAGCCGCTGGCGGCGCCGGTTGCCTTGAGCACGGCATCGAGGCGCGCGCTGGCTTGCTCGGCCTCTTGTGCGGCCGTAATCATTTTATCCATGGTGAACGCGGCAGCGACACTCGCTAAGGCGGTCGTTACCGTACCTCCGATTAATGCGATAGATTTGTCGATACGCTGACTGGCTTGCTGCGCTGAATACTCCGCGCGCGACATGGCCGCAGTGAACGCAGCCGTATTCGCGGACAGCGATACAACCAGGTCACCTAATGATGCGCCCATGTTTATTCCTTTTTCTTTGAAGCTGCGGTTAACTTCTCAAACAGAAAATCCGCCGCGCCTTCGGGGTCTTCGTCGGCGTCGGGGACTTCTTCGGGCTGCGGCATTTCTATGTTCGGGAAAAAATCAAACCAGTTTGTGGCGGGCTTGTTTTTTTCACGATGCGCGTTGTAGTACAGGGACAACCAACTGCCCATGCGGATGTCTGCACGGGCTTCGCCGAACGGCTCGAGCGCGGCATACGCCTGCCATTCGGTGATGTCTTGCGATGTCAACTCCGCGCACAAATGACGCGGATGCGGATAGCCGAGGGCCAGCGCTAAGCGGAAGGTGAATCGTCGCTCAGGGCTGGCTCGGAGTTTTTTATTGCGGCCTCTTGCGCTTCAGCAGTCAAGCCCGACAGGCGTTGCGCGGCGGCGGCGCAGCGGCTGATGGGCGCGGCGTTTTTCTCGCCGAGCCACTTCACATCGGCTTCGGTGAAAAGCGCTTTGTTTTCTGCATCGACCGCGCTCATGGCGACGAGCAGGATTTCGATCTCGCGCTCTTGCTGCGCCTGGGCGTCGTTTTCTTTTTGGCCGGCCTTGGGGTTCTTTTTGAGGCCCAGTGAGCGCTGCACAAAAATGCCGCGAGCGATGGCGGTTAAGTTGCGCATGCGCACGACGGCTTCGGTGTCGCCATCGGCCCACTCGGGACAAGCGACATCCTCGGTGGTGATGTCGTTGGCGGATTGAATTTGTTCGCGGGTGATGATTTTCATGGTTTGGCTTTCTGTCGTTAGGTTGTGCTGTGCTGGCGCCCTCACCCCCGGCCCCTCTCCCGCGTTGCGGGAGAGGGGAGAAAATCGAAGGGGAGAGGAGTGCGAACGTTAGGCGCGGGTGACCGGGCCGGTGCAGCGGATTTCGATCATGGATTTCACGGGGGCGTCAACGCTGCCCTGGACGTTGAATTTCTTGATGTAGCCCTGGAAGGTGATGGTCGGCGTGGTCATGGTCGATGGCAGCACGATCTGGAAATTACACAGCGTCGGCGGCACGGCTTCTTTCGCGGCGACGGCGATGGCTTGCCCGGCATCGCCAAAGTCGGTATCCAGCTCGAAGCTGACAGAACCCGGATCGGTTAACCCGAGCAGGAATTCTTTGGCTTGCGAGGCGAGATTGGTGACTTCAACTTCAGTGTTGGTGCCGTCCATGACGGTGAAATTTTTGACGTTGCCCAACACAGAGTACGAGGTGGGTGACCCGGCAGAGATTTTTAGTACGGTGCCAGTGGCGAGTTTTGCGGTGGTGGTCATGATGGTTCCTTTCAGGAATAAAAAAACCCGCGCGAGGCGGGTAATGGAAAAACAACTGCGGCGGGTTTCGGGGTCGTTAGGGTGTCAATAATGCCAAACTGAAAATTCCAGCACGACGCGGTAGTCGCGCGTGTCCGGGTCTTCAAAATCCTGCTTTCCGATCAGAATCGCGGTGAACACGGCCGGGCTGCCGGAATGCGTTTGCGCATCCATCGCGGCAATGACTGCATTGGCCAGCGTGTGCACGGCGCTGTAGCTTGAGTGCCAGCAATCGATTTGCAGGCGGGTGTTTTGCAGATCGGCGCGACCGGTGAGGCTGTTGTTGATCGGGTTGGCGATCTGCGAATAGACCACATAGGGCAAGGGCGCAGAATCACGCGCAATCAAGGGGTACACATCGACCGAGGGGCTGCCGAGGTTGTCCGCAAGGCTCGAATAGATCAACTCTGAAAAAGTGCTCACCGTTTCAACTCCTGCACGCTTTGTTCCAGGCCGGATTTCAGGCGTGCGGCGATGGCTTCAACGGCGGCGTTTTTTTGCGCTTCAAATGCCGGCCGCATGAATGGGTGCGCGGTGATGAACTTTGTTCCGAATTCGATGAAGCGCCAGTAGTAGGCATCCAGATTCACGGTGACGGTTCCGCCTTTTCTGCGGCGGCTAACTTTTTGCAGCTTTTTCCCCCGGCGCGCGACCACATAAAACGTCTGTTGCTCACCTCTCGACTTTTCGGGAATCGATTTCATGATGATCGATTTCTTCAAAGTCCCGGAAGGCGATGCGCCTTTCGGCTTCCCGCCAGACGAAACGGGCGCGCGCGCTTTGGCATCGTTGCGCACGAGCGCGGCGCCTGCGCCGACTGCGGCGCGCAGGTGTTTCTTGGCGAGTTTGTCAGGCAAGCCTTTGAGCATGGCGGATAACTGCGCCATGCCTTGCACATGCATAAACTCAGCCATTGTTCAGCCCTTCGCTGCATTCGCAGATCATTTCCCGGTCTCGCTCTTCGATGTTGCGCACGGACAGGATGTTCAGATAGCGTCCGCCGAAATTGATGCGCATGCCGGACACCAGCGCGGCAAGGTAGCGCAGCGTGACGCGGTGCGTGGTTTCGTTCTGTATTGCTTGCGCGGCGATCAGCTCGCGCCCGGACAGCGGCTCGACGGCGGCATACACGGTGGCGAAAGTGCTCCAGGTGAGCGTTTGCTGGCCGACGCTATCCTTGGTGGTCGCGCGCTGCTCGACGATGATCGAGTGGCGCAATTTACCGGCGCGCATAATTCCACCACTCATTTGCGTAGGGCACGGATTCGTAACCTTTCATGTCCGGCGTGCCGCGCGTAAAGTGCACGGCCTTGGGTTCGATGCGCGGATTGCTTGATCCTTCGAGCCAGTTCCACTCTGTGGGCAGGGCGCCGATTTCATGATCGCGCAACCAGCTAAAGCCATGCAGTTCCAGCCCGGTGAGGCTGTTGGCTTTATCGGCAGTCAGCGCTTGCACGGATGGGTGCGCGTGATTGATGAGCATCAGCGATGACCAGTTTTTGCGCGGGTAGACGGTCTGCACCTGGCCATCCATTTTTACTGCCTCCACCGGCTGGTGATCGTGTTGCACGCACATCACGGCATAGCGCTTGTCGGCGAGCGCGAAGAGCTTGCACACATCATCGCGAAACAAAAAATCGCAATCGCAAAACAGCGACCAGCCGCTGAGTTTTAGACTGCACACAAAAAACCGCGAGAGAGAAAAATCGGTGCTCATGGGGGCGTTGGAAATTTCATCCCACGCTACCCCATCACGCCGTGATTCGGGGCGCGTGTACAGGCCAAAGGCGCGCATGGCGGTGGCGCTGACCGGCTCTTGCACAATCTCTTTGCTTGCATGCTCAAGCATGGACTGGGCGCACACACCCCAGGCCAGGTGCTCGCGCGCATCGAATCCTATGTAGACGTTGCGCATCAGAATAAATCCACGATGTAGGGATCGAGCAGGCCATCGACGTAATCGCGCGGGATGGGCGCGACGATGGTTCCGGTGATAATCGACTCGCGGTGCTCAAAAAGCTGCGCGATACGCACTTTCATCCAGTGCTTGATACTCGCGGGCACGGCTACCGTGTAGTCGAGTGGCGAGCCGACAGCGGCATAGCCTGCGACGTACAGAATGCGCACGGCGTTCATTTCGCGCCGCGTGCCTTGCCAGTAGGACAGGTAGGCAGGCGCGATGCGGCCCGGCTCGCGGTAGGTATCGACCACGTAATCACTCGCCGCCACGGTGGTGAGCGTGCCGTTGGTATCCACGTACTTGACAGAGGTCACCGAGATCAACGGCGGGCGCGGCAGAAAGATGATCGGGTGCGCCCGGAACGCATCGAGATTCAATTCCAGCGTTTGCTCGACAAATGCGCGCCGGGTGTAATTTTCGGCGTACTGGCGCGCGG